TACATGCGCCGGATTCCAATCCACCGCTGCAGGCTCTTGATCCGGTACAGTCTGTATATGAAATGTAAACATTGGTACATTTTCTTGATTACCACAATCATACTCATCAAACCAGGCACAACACAAGTTTTTATATTGTATAAACTCTTGTCCTGTGACTTCAGACAATCCTTCATTCCCATCCCCTGAAAAAATAGTACAATCCGTTAAAGATATCTTTTCCTTACCTTTCCATATCTCTTTAATTTCTGCCTCTCCTTCACAAATACCTATAAGAAAACTGCGACGATAGCGAGTTTCTGTTGAAACCGAAGTTTTTTTGCCGCCTTTACCGCCGCCTGCTTTATGAGATATAGTATACGGATGTGCTGGCCCAAGATAAATTAAATTGCCTGCCAATCGAGCCCGACCCATAACTACTGGAACTGCAGAACCTACCACCACGGACTGAGTCGGATAGCTCCCCATCTTAGGCATACTTTGACTACCCATATCCATCGGAAACAGCATTTGCCCTAAAAACGAACCGGCTGCCCAACCCAAAGACGCACCCATGACGCCCAGGCCGAGAACCGTCCCGCCAAGCCAAGCACCGCCTACACCAAAAACCAATGGAATTGCGACAGCCATTAGATTGCCTTCCGTACTATCGTTTATTTATGTCAACTTAGAAGGGTCAAGTCGCCAAACTTCCACAAACCGCTTGCCCCATTTTGAATTCTTAAGAGTACCATACCAACAATGCCTATCAAGATAACAATGAACAAATAAATTACCGCCCAAAAAAATGCCAGCATGACTTATGAATTTACCAAATGTAAAAAGCAAAACATCGCCTGGTTTCTTATCCTCTTTTGAAACTTGATATGCATACTTACGTATATACTCTAATAAGTAGTTATGCTTAGGATTATTCAAATTCCAGTCAGGACTATACGCAGGCATAGCAAAATGTTGCAAATAACCTAAAGATTTAAGAATACCTACTAATAAACCCGAACAATCGCAGCCAGCCTTTGAAATACCGCGATGTCTATATGGAACTTTAAGATCCGCCCATACTTTAGCTTCTGCGGCTATATCCTGTTGAATTTTACCTATCATTAGAAAAGAGCCTCTTCTGGAGCCGGCATATAACAAAATCCATAAAAATTCTCAAGATTAGAAAATCTATCACGACACGTCTCTGGCGTTTTATCACAACCTGGATAATAATCAAATGTATCTCCCGATTTCATTTTATTAGGAAAAGGTACCGATACAGTAAAAAGCCCAGCATCTGCCTGTAAAAGAGACCGTCGAATACCTATATTATCGCCGCTTGTAATATGGATCTCCCCTTGATAATACTTTTTTGCATCCTCTGGTGGAGAAAATGTTGCATCTATAACTGTATAACAATTAACTGAGTCAGCTGTTGCAGAACTGGAAACCTTATAATTTGCTTGAACAAGAGAACACCCAGCACTAAAAAGCGCCCAATTGCAGGGCTCTTGATATAAATTCCTTGGTATCCGAATGTTTAATGAATTAACAATTGACGAACAACTCAATACCAATGTATTACGATCATAAGTTGGGTTACCTGTCCCTAAGAAAATAAGAAATTCCATCCCCGAATTAGACGGCTGGTCCCACATTATCCGTTTAATTGAAACCTGCACAAAATCAAGCACATTACTCTCAAAACCAATTCAACTGAATCAGCTTCCAAATTCATTGCAGATTTAATCGTTGACCTTTGAATTGGTAGAGCTTTATACCGAATAGACGGTGTGCCCCAATCAATATCTTCATTATGAGAAGTAAAATAGTACGTAGTCCCCAATGCAAGGGTAATTTCATAAATCTCACATGTTGATAACTTATTGGCAGCAATAGCCGCAGCAAAAGCATCACTAATATCTCTCATGCCTATGCCTCAGTAGAAATCCTCTTAATTTCCTGAAACCACAAAACCCCAGGCTCAAAGAAATTCAATGTTATACGCGTTTCCTCCAACGAATCCTCCATCTCTCATGCCTATGCCTCAGTAGAAATCCTCTTAATTTCCTGAAACCACAAAACCCCAGGCTCAAAGAAATTCAATGTTATACGCGTTTCCTCCAACGAATCCTCCACAAATACCACAATCCCTTCTGTATCAGAAAGTGTATAGTCTGTATCTTCTACTTGCTCTACAGGAGGCTCACCAACCGAAACAGTACACTGGCCTGGTTGAATATCTTTTTTTGGCTCATCCCAAGAATAATCCTCCCCCGAATAATATGTAACATAGGCTTGAAAAGATAAACGAAGAATTTGCCCGTCTGCTGTAGAATCGGCTATAGCTGTAGTTACATATAAAAATGTATGAGTATCGTCCTGTGCTACTCTATCGACAGTGTAAACACCGTTGTTGCCTGTTGAGTTAATAACCTTGAATTTATGCCCTACTTTCCATTTTGAAGCATAAAGCCCCTCAAAAGCAAAATAATCGTCTGTTTGATCCGCCGTTGTAATAGCCCGTGCTGTTTGCGTATATGTGCATGTAGCAGAATAATCAAGAGGATCTTCTAAATAAAGCGGCCGTGCTGAACCCCGACCCGCATCAAAAAGCTCAACCAACTTTCCTCTTTGAGCTTCACTAAGTAACCGCCACTGAACACCCCAAAATCTCAACGGCAAAGACCAAGTTTCATTACGCTGCTCAAGATTAGAATCAAAGCGAACTATATCTGTTTTCCAAACTTTTCTACGTCTAAAAGGGTATGCATATTGTTTACCTACAAACCCCGAACCTATTATCGGAAATTCAGCCATTAACTACCTCTTCGAAAGGGATGATTGTCCCTAACTGCTTTCTGCATAAGAGTTGCAAGAGCATGTTCGTTGCGCATTAAAAATTGCAAACCTGTTTGAGTATCAATTGCTTGTATATTTACATTAACATTTACAGGTTGATCCTCCCCCGTAGAAACTTTTTCTCCTTTACGTAAAATAGTAGGCACTTCGTCAGGAGCAAGACCTGCACGACCGCCATTATGCAGTTTCTGTGCACCACAAAATACCCACGGGCTAACACTCTTACGATTACCAAGATGCCCAGCAACCCCACCAAAATGCCCTGTTGGTGCCGCAAACGGATTGCTGCCAGCCATTTGTGAAAAGAAAGCGCCAGTTGAGCCCCCTATAGCAGAACCCACCGTTGACATAATTTTCCAACGAAGCCACGCGGCAATCATCTGAGCAACTGCCCTATCCACAGATTGCACAATACTTCTCATCACGCTATCGAACCCTTCACGAAGGGACACTTGTTGCTCCATAATACCTTGGATAGCATCACTCATTGAATATTCAACTGAATCCGCCGCCTGCATAAACGCCTGAGCCACACGAGAAGACTCAAGCCGCAATTCTTGCTTCTTTTGCTTCAGCCACTCTGTCGCTGCTGCCTCTTCACCAGTATAATAAACGATAGCGTCATGCTCAGCTTTCAATGCCTGCAATTTCATATCGAAGGCTTCTTGTTCATATCCTCGTGTCTCCTCAAACAATTTTATCTTATGGTCCCTAACCTTATTATCATAATCGATCTGAGCATCATGATATTTCTTAAAAGCCTGCTCAAAATCTGCATGAGCATCCTGTGCTTGCTTCCGAGTAGTATTATAAATATCGCGACTTGACATACTAATTTGATTTTGCAGGTCCTGCCACACCCTGGCCTTTTCCTGAACCTGTCGTTTCAACTCCTCAAGCTCTCCCTTAGCCCCTCGAGAATATCTATCGCGATTGCGCTCCAATTCATCATAATACTCTTGAAGAAATTTCGTACCTTTTAATGCCTGGTATGACCAAACCCCCATCATCTCTTCTTCTGAAAATTGAGACATAAACTGCTGAGTCTTTTCGTCAGCATATTTAGCAGCATGACTAAATTTGTTAATAGCTTTAACGCTTTTATCCATGCCCATCTCAAACTTATTAGCTGCAACCATAAACTTATTAAACGAGGCAAGAAACTCCAAATGAGCCTTTTTATTTTTCTTCATACCGTGACGAATAAGCAATAACCCCGCAGCTGCTGCAGCTACTGCCGCAGTTACTGATGTTGCTACACCCTTTGCAACAACAATAAACTTTGCAAAATTAGCTTTAAGAGCCACGACTGCAACTTTTAACGCCGCAAATAACTTAATTAACTTCCCTATAACCCACAGCCCGGCAAATGCTTTAGCCGCAAGAATTAGAGTATCAGCATTCTCTTTCATCCACAAAGCAACATTCTTAGTTGATTCAGCTACATCCTTCAACCACTCACCGACTTTCTGAGCAATCATCTTTTCATTAAGCTCAAGCCACTCATTTAATTTTACGATTGCCTCTGTAAAATTAGGCAACAAATATTCACCAATAGATTGAGCCAAATTAAGAAGATTACCACGAAGTCTTTTGCCTTGATTAATAAAAGTAAAAGCAGTACGAATAACATCGCCCATCGCATCACGAGAACCCTTAATCAATAGATTAACGCGAGCTTGAACTTTCTCTTGAGCCGTTGCATGAGCAATACTTTTATTAATGCCCATATTGTACAACTCTTGCTGTATAGCTGCCTGTGAAAGCAAAATCCCGTACTTACGAACAGCACGAACATTGCCAACAACAGCACTCTGAAAGTTCGCCAAAACTTCCGAGTCCATCTTATTATTTAGTGAAGCAACATCCAAAGAAAGCTCAGTTAATGTCTTTGATAGCTCTGCCGACTTACTACGAGTAAACCCCAAAGGCACAAAGGTATCTTGAAGCAATGAAAGAAAGTCACGAATTTCTTTACGAGAACGCCCAGCGGATCGAGCGAATTCGTCAGCCCACCCAGACACTTCTGGAGTCAAATACTTAAAAACCTGCTCAAATTTATTCTGAGTTTCAACAGCGTCAGCAGCTACCTTAGTAACTTTATAAGACAACCCTACCAAAGTTGTAGTAAACCCCACAACAGAGAGTGCTGCACGCCTAAAGTTTATTGAATCAAATCGCTTCTGCATATAGCTAACGGTTTGATTAACACGAGTCTTAACTCCAGGAAGCTTCCGGCGGAGATCTCTATCATCACATTTTATCTCAACCATAGCGGTCATGAAGTTCATACTTATTGCTCCTTCCTCGAAGTAGCTTTTAAGCCTTTAGCCCCATCCCTAAGAAAGAGAACTTCTTGACACAAATCTTGGTTCATCTGTACATAAGTTTTCATGTGCCCCTTCCTTGAAACCCATAATAAATTACCTATATTGTTATTAGCAAACCCCCACCCAAATAACTTTTTCTAAACACCCCCATTTAGTTTCGCCCCCTTCGCAAAAACTCGTAATGCCAAAATACTGCAAGAACTTTATAAAAAATCTCCCGTTGTCGTTCTTGCTCAATGCCCATCATATCCATGAGAGCCTTCACCCCGGCATAGTCCAAATCCACAACCCTCCCTGCTGCATCCAATTTCACTTGATTCTTTGCACACCAATAAACATCAACAACATCCATGTTCTGAGGTAGCAACTTCGGAAGACACTTCTGACAATCCGGTTCCTTATTCTCTTTAGCCCATATCTTACGGCATTTATCGCAAGGAGGCTTATCAAAAAGTCTATCGATGTGCGCTAAGAGTTTTTTCGTTCAATATCCGCCAAGGCCTCAAGGTCTTTCTCAAGCTCACTACGATACTCAGTAGCGCATTTAAAGAAGAAAACATCATTACCAAGCAACATGAGCTTATTTTCCTTATTACACTCAACTGGCCGGTCATCAACTTCAACATTGCCCCAATCCATAATGCAATAGTCCCACGTTTCCTCATAAATAAGGTCATGATCATGTTCTTCCCATTGAACCTGATGGAGCTTATCATCGCCAGCAACAGACTTCAAATCAATTTGTATTGACGTTGCGGATTTCACAATTTTGCGAACCATGTCGTTAGACATAGGTCTCATGCGAATCCAGGCTTTATCTTTCTGATTAACATCTTCTTGACCAGGAAAATAAAAAACCTTACCGGTATTTTGCGAACTAAACTTCATAGCTATACCTCCTATTTACTCTTCCACGGTTACATAAATAGCCAATCATTAAGCTATTGAGTCTTCCTTCATCCGACCAGAAACCTTAGCGGAAATGTTAAACGTTGCCACCCCCGAAACATCTTGGCCGGAATCATTATATTTCGTGATGATGATATAACTTGCCGGCGAGATGCTATCATCAGGTGTCAAGAAAACATTCTCATCAAGAAACAACCGCATATCATCGACATACAGCTTTGTGGTACTCTGGAACGCTTGCCGCAAGAACTGCTGCCCTTGATCAGAATCCGCCTTATAGAAACCAGTAATTTCAATGTCCCCGCCTTCATAAATACCTGCTTCTTGCTGACGATACTCGGTACCGAACTCGACCTGAGTCAACAAGTCTCGGACTTCTCCTGAATATGTCCAAGTCGCAAAACCTGCACACTCAATTTGCTCGCCAGAGATTTCCACAGTAATCTTGGCATCAATACCTTTCTTCATGGGAATGCTCCTTTATTTCTCGTAACCTATTCTTTTCCAAATTTCTACTATGAATAATAGCCAAAACGCCATGCAAAGTATATAATTTACAACAACGTCTTGTATCAAAAATTACTATACCCCGAGCTATTTATTTCCTTGATGCATTTTCCTTTTCCAAGTCAATCGAATATGTCAGCGTCATTTGCCATAGCCGGGTTTCTTGATCATAGCTATAACCCCTTGCCTCTCTAATAAGTTTAGCAGGCAAATACCCGGAAGGTGTAAGTTCAGCAAAATCGAACCCAACACCTGGATTCTCATCTCCAACAAATGCATCAAAAACCTTTTCCAAATTTTCATATGACGTCGAGAATATATTAAACTGAAAAATAAAATTCTCGTAGTTCTCAGTAAATGTATACGATGAACCAACTGTAATAGGATTATAGACAGCATATGGAGGGGTAACTACTGGTGATTCATTATCATCATTTTGTGGTGCTATAAGAAACCAAAGCCCTCCCGTTAATACTGCTTTGAGCGCAATATCACTGTCAAAATGGGTATAAATAGCGTCAAATAGTATTTTCATGACTGAAAAATCTTCAGAATAACCGGCCGTGCAGCCTGCAATGCCGGCCTTAGAAATGGGCGAGGCAACATTCTTGATGTACCTGTCTCAAGATACGGTGCATATTCAGTAGTAACACCGATCTGAACAACCCCCTCTCCAACATGATGCTGACGGGACTCCTTTGTCGCCCCTGTCTTAACTGGACAAAAAGCAGGAATCATATCCTCAACAACTTGACCTGCCTTATGAAGATTAACTCTCTTCTTAGCTTCATATGCAGTCAACCATACTTTAGAATTATCGACTACTCTTGCCATGCTTATCCAAAATCTTTTCGATATGCCTTATAAATTCATCTATTGACATATCACGTTTCATATAATTGCAGATGCCACAGCATGTTATACAATTTAATAGTGTATACCCTTCCTCGTTGTTAAGCCTGTCAATCCCGTTATAGAACGCTATTACCCCAGACTTACTAACAATTTTCGTCTCTGGCTTACTACCACAATAGTAACACTCTCCGAAAACTAATTTCTTGAATTGAGAATACTTGAGATCAAAAGAATAGTTACGAGCCTTAGCCCTACCTTTATAGCGTAAGAATAATTTCTTAAGAGATCTATCTTCTGATGTCCCAAGCCTACTATCAAAATAATCATTCATAACTTCTTTGTGAGAACAACCGCAACTCTTAACGCCCGAATGCCTGAGTGCTTTTGATGAAACCTCTTTGAATTGACCGCAATCACAAATGCACTCCCATATCGCATTCCTTCCGTTATCTAAACCTACGCATTTTATTGCGACAAGTTTACCAAAACGTTGACCTGAAAGATCGATTATACGCGATTTAATCCTTTCACCACGTTTTCTTTTCATTACTTTATCTCTTTAAGTTGAACTTCCTGGTAGATATCTTCGAATGAAGCAGCATCCACAACTTCAACTTCGTAGGTCTTTCCGTTAATTACCAACCTATCTGGATTAGCAATAGCTATCGCAGTAACTTCACAAAGAAAAATATGAGTAACATACGCTGCAGGACGTTTATTTGCTATGCGCTCGTAGCCCCAAGACGTTTGCATAGCTCCCTTTATCCCTGATAGAGTAGGAGTAACCGGCCATGTCGTAGTCGGCTGACCAGAAGTTCCTTGCCCTTTAGTTGGCTTATAAAGATCGGCTCGATCGCGCCAACACCTGGCAAGCATTTTACGCCTATGAGTTTTTCTACCGTAAATTTGGCCCGACATCTTTGACTCTTACCCAAGAATCTCGTATTACAAGAGCCCCCTTCAAACGAACATTTATTTTTGCCAAAACCACTGGCATATTAACTTCCCTACCATTAGCCATCCTTAGTTTTACTTGATCAAAATCTTCTAATTTACTAACATACATTAAAGATTGATCTGTAGACATCACTCTGGTTTGAGAATGTTGTGAAAGAACGGGGACTTCCTTGGCATTAGTTTTTATCGACTCACCTTGCGTTGCTACTTTACTCGAATACAACCCAAACTCTGAAGCTTTCTTCCACCCACCACGCTGATCAAAAGACATAACATTAATATCGCCATGTGTATCGATCAATCTCTGCAAGATTTCAGGCCCAACCTTAACTGGCTTGTCAATGCCAGCAAAATAAGCCCAAAATTGCTTCTCTGGAACTTTTGTTATTTCTTCTCTCATTATGTTTTTCCTATATCTAAATAAAGGCCGGGGTATTGCTGCCCCGGCCTATTCGCCCTTAAACTGACCACTAAAGCTCATTTAAGCAATTTCGCCAATCCACTCATCGCGCAAAATCTCTGACCCAAAAAGTATATCAAGGGTAACTTGCATACCCAGATAATTCAAATTGTAGCCATAAAGAACTCGCAATGCAATGTTATCCTCAACGATTGTAGCTGCCTTAACACCTGTATCGGCCGGCGGATTTGGTAGCCTACGAGACACAAGAGCCAAAGCGCCGCGAGCCATGTAGAGCCGATGTGTCTGGGATGGAGACACCGTTTGAATCGTATTGTTGTTCTCAAATACCTGAAAACCAGCAATCCGACCAATAGCCCCTTCTTCCAGAGAGCCTTCCGAGACATAGTCACGCGAAACAAACTTGTCCACAGTAAGCAACTCTGCAAGGTCCCGAACTATGACATAGCGAGGACGATTTCCACACTTCCCAGTCACGACCAAATTAGAACGTGCTGAAAAGAAATCATCCTCATCGATTGCAGCAGCAAGCGTAATAACATTGTCAGCATCAACATTAGCATACTGTCCAAGCAACGAAACATCAATCGCCTCGCCAAGGACAATAGCACCGTCTTCAACATAGCCGTCCATAACTTCTACATTAGCTTGGGCTTCTGCCACATCTTCCACAAGAAAAGATACTTCCTTATGATTATCCAAAACAACTGGAATTGTAGTTGCCGTTGGATTTTGAAGAGTAACCGAAGTGTTCGGCGACTTGTCATGAGCTACCAACGTTCCACGCTTCTGTACATTGACGGTGTCGCCATAAGATGCAATCTCATCCTCATAGTCACGAACACACAAAGCAGCCATGCACGTTTGGGAGCGGAGTTGACCAAGAGCCCTGTTAGCCCAGATTTCTGGGATAAAGGCCGCAGCTTCTGAATCAGCCGCAATTGTGCTTGCTGTATCAGCAAATACAAATCCAAAAACTGGCAAATAGAGTCTGGTACGCATGTTAACCTCCAATTCCTTACTATTACTTCTTACCGATATCGTCGATAATACGATTTTCTTTAGATGCAAGCAGAATATCTGCTTCATGCTCTCGGTAGAAAGCTGGATCACGAAGCTCGCTACGCTTATAAGTTCGCTTCTCGGGATTCACCGATGATGCCCCATGAGGCGCCTGTGGCGATGTCCCTTCTCCAGGTTTCTGGCTGGACCCAACAAGATGTGGCTTAGACTGCACCAAATTCTCAATCAACACTGAGATATTAGCAATCTGCCCAGTCTTATCAGTTATCTCAAGGTCATCATTCAAAGCCAATGTTCCCGCCAACTGAACGACAGCATCAGATGGATCAATAAGACCTCTAACCTTCGCAGCCGACAGCAACTCTTTTGTGATTCGAGAATCTTCCAAAGCAGCTTTCAACTTAGCACAATGAGCCTCAAGACCAGAAACCTGTTCTTTCAACGCTGTAATCTGTGTTGCAGAAGCTTTCGATGCTTGCTCAAGCTCAGCCCTATGTTGTTCAGCAATTCGCTCTGAGTATTCATTGAAATTCTTTTCGGCCGCCGCTTTTTCTATTGCAGCCTGCCGTGCTTCTTTTTGCGCTTGCAACAACTTCTCAACGTCTTCCGGTTTTACCTTCTCAAAGAGCTTGATAGCAGCTTGAACCTGCGTATCATCCAGGGGGAGCTTCTTCTGATTGCTCTGCCCTTTTGTCACCCCTCTACCGAACAGAATATCGTAAGCCTTACGACCTTCAGGAGAAGACTTCAATTCTTCAATAATTTGCTCGGGAGATTTAGGCTCCGGTGGCATAGGAGCAACTGGCTGAGTTGGGGGTTCGCCAGACCCAGGATTCGCTAAATTAGGGTCATCCTCTTCGTCGCAAAATGTAAAGCCACAAACAGGGATACGAATCTGACCAATATTTCGCCTCATTCTACTCTCCTTTCAAATAAACAATAGTGAGATTGAGGTTTCCATTTTACCGTTAATTACAAGAAAACAATAAAATGTTAACACCTTTACGATTCTTCGTCTATTTCAGGCTCAATTCCTAATTCAGCCAAATCTGAAAAAGGAACGACCACGTCAATGCACCTATCATTTGGACGACGCCTGAATTCTGTCATTGATAAATAAGGCTCAGGAAACTCAACCCATCCAGAAGTCATACTTTCTGCATCAAGTGAATCCTGGCCTGTCTTTGAATCATGAATAGCCACGGATTGGGCAAATAACTTTTGATCAGGATTAATTGATTTAGCAAGCGCCCCCAAAGCTGTTAAAGTACCAAGACCGATAAGTATCGTTTCTCCTTTACCTATCATAGCCGCCCGAGTTTCCGGCTGAACGCCTGAAACCCTAAATGGAGACACTTTCCTTTGAAACGTTTCATTAACATCCCCAAGAATCCAATCAAAATCCCGACCAATATTAATAGGGTATTGAATATGAGTAAACACCCAGTCTTTGATACTCAAGTCAAAAGCATCAGCAAGTAAACGAACCCGCTTCGCCATAGCTTGCTGAGAAACCATGCGAATATCAGTCAACGCCTTCTTTGCCGCATCCGCCCCCAAAAAAGACCGTGATGCAAGATAGCCCAAATGAGAACCAGAAATTACGGCCATAGCAATAGCCTTACGGATTATCGAAGCATCATCAACACTCCAAAGAATTTCTCCAGACCCTACAAGAGGATTCTTAAGAGTGCGTTCAATTGTACGAGAAATATCTGCCAAAAGCAAGTTAATATGCATCTGTGCAGATTGTGCATCCAGGCCACGAATACGTGAAAATACTGCAAGCAACTCTTTTTTGATTTCTACCTCAAGCTCCCTAATAATAGCAGCAAATCTCTTAGCCGCCTTATCTGCTCTACTCAAAGCAGCATTATTAGCCCTATTGCATCTTCTCAAAGATTTAGATAACTTAGAAACCATATTAATCTAAAACAATCGGGAATTCTCCAGTCTTACCAAAACTTGGATGAAGCAAAAAGAAAGATTGCTGCGGTGGTTCAAAATCAGCTTTAATAAATTCTGAAAACTCGCTATAGCCGATAAGCGAACCATTTATAACATAATCACGACTATTTTCCCTTGTATGCCAATGGGCAAGTACATCTAAATCAGCCCGCTTTGCCTTATTCCACTGTCCTATTGCTTTTCTTAATGGAATATGGATTCCGCCAACTCCACCATGATATCTAATTTTATCGCCATGATGAAAACGAAGCTCTTTGCCAAACACGGACAATCTATTAAAATACCCCGTCGGAAGTTTGAATTTAATACGTGTCTCATTCTGAACAGCAAATGACCTTGCAAGCAATTCATAAAGAGCCCACTCATAAGATTTCTTATGCTGTTGTTTTGCCTGTGGTCTATCCGTAATTCTGGTATGATTTCCACATACCCCAACAAAAATAATCTCATCAACCTCTGTTGCCGTTAAAAGCAAATGCAAACCCCCAAGCCATAATTCATACAACTCAATCAAAGCCTCCGGTGGCGACATAGTATTTGAAATTTTCAACTCCTCATGAATCCAGCCAGAATAAAAATCGCCAAGAGCAGCAATAACTAACCTATGAATTGGAGATTCTTTACGGCACATCAAAACCAATTTGACAACATAATTAAAAAAAGCTTTAATACGTTTGCGAGCAATTTCTTGATTGAACTCATTAACCCCACCGATAGAGTCTGGATCCACTACTTCATCGATATGCCAATCGCTTGCCAAAACAAAGGGCACAACTTCCTTGGACTCCTTAACCTTCATCTCCATATCGACAGGAACAAGAACCTTCTGCAACTCATTAAACTGATGATAATGTTCAAGCTCCAATTGAATTTCAGCCAAACGTTCGAGCGCTTTTTTATGTCTCCTCTTAGACTCTCTAAGCGCTACTTTGTATTTCAACAACTCCAAATCAAGATTTGGACCTATATCCCGACTCTTAACCACATGTAAAATATTATTAGCATCTGATTTTGAAATATTGAATTTTTCTGCAAGAACACCTATATCCTTGCTAACCCCAGTAACTATCGCTTCAACAATCTTATTAATTTTATCTTGTGGTACCCGAGCCATTAACTTACTCCTTATTCAACTTTGCTTGCCTTTTCTGTTTAGCAAGCATATAAATCTTATCCAAAATACCCATTGCAACCCGCTCTGTAAAATTAGTAAAAACCACAACCTCTATATTGTGATCTTCCGCATAGTCCATCTCGTACTGCATACCTCCTGAGATAAACCCTCCCTTCTTCCAAACAAAAAGAATATCGACCCCCTCGATAATCTTACAGTCTCCATCCAATATTTGTTTAACTGTAACATGCCCAGCCGCATTAAGAATTTGTATAATCTGGTCTTGGTCATGTGGAACATACAACTCAAGAAGATTACCAAAGTACTGTCTTATCCGGGCACTCATCTTTCGAGCAGCCTCAATGTTTCTATTAATTACCGCCTGAGGAACATGCTCTGCATACAACTCATCTGCCGAGGCTCTCCCTCGAATAGATGCCGAAAAATAACCTTTAACATGTATCATTTTTTCCTCTCGTTAATATAAGGTGCTGGACAATCCGGATATTTATCAATAATCTGGCCCGCCAATTCATTAAATTGCTTTGATAATTGAGAATTAGCCGGATTTCTAATTGGCCTATCATCAATCCAATTATCCATCAACATTGAATCCCTTAAAACAACAAGTGTTGCTATAGCTTTAGTTATATGATTCAGATTACTATCTATATCAATATCCTCGCCCTCCCACCATTGAAGAAATACATGCCGAAACAAAGCATCAATATAGACAGAAGCCCTAACCCCAGCCTTTCGATAATTATGTGTCCCATACTTTCGACCACCTTCCATCATAGCCAAACCAAGCTCTGCTATAACTTGCATAGGAACAGCATGAATTGAGACTTTACGAATACCTAAAGCATCCTTAGGATTTGTCTCTTTTCCCTTTCTACTCTTCTTAGCCATATCCTTAAATTACCTTATCACTCAACAGCCTGCCGAACTACCCTACCTTTTGAACCACGAATGTTTGCTGCCATAGCCGCATCAGTCATTTCTCTTACTCTCATACTTATATCGTCTTCTGTAAGACCTGCCAACTCCTCTGTCTCATCAATCTCTTTCTCAATTATATTTCTATCCTTTTCCTCAATACGCGGCAAAAGCAAAACGGCAGCACGCTTCTTAAGTAACTTATTAAGATGTGGTGAAATCTGCCGCGTCAAAGCAAAGAAAATATTTGTCAATTCCGACTCCAGAGCAGCAACAGAAAAGTCGCGAGGATACTGTGTTTTAGCGGGCTCGCGATCTTTATCTCTAATTTGATCATACATCCAAAAAATGTTTCGTTCTGTCTGCTCAAGACTGGAAGCTATACCTCCGAGAACTTTATTTGTATTCTGAAAGTCAAACATCTTAGCGCTGCCTGACTTATTCGTGGCTCTCTTAGAATCAACCCATTCCAAATTTGCAGCCCTATAAATTTCCATAATTGCCACATCAATTTGTTTCTGAACAAGATTCCCTTGGTCGACATCTGGTGAAATAAAATGTGGGGCATGACGAGCATCCGGAGGAAATGTAAATGCTGACGCGATTCCAACCCTCTTCTCCGACAGAGCCTGTTTCTCGTCTCCAGGAACAACAAGTTGAGAAAAAGTTTGCTTATAAAGAATTTCGTCCAACAACGAACACCAATTAAACAGCGCCCTATTAATAATTGAAATATCAGCAATAAATGACTTAAGCTCTGGATTAAGTTTTGTTAAAATGAATGGGACCACGCCAGTAAAATTAGGAACCCCGTCAATATACTGCCCTTCCTCATCATATCTAACTATTGAGTTTGGCGTCCATATCTTAATAGACACATTAGCTGCAGATGCATAAAAAGGATTTGTCTTTGCATCCTCTCGACTCCAAGCCTTAACCCACCGCAGCCGACCTTCCTCGCCTTCCGCCCAATCAAGCACATCTTCTGATGTATAATGATAAATATAAGGGAGCTTATGTCTATCTTCTTCCTCAAACTTAGAAATTGGAGGAACAGGAGGGGCATCCATCCTCAACCATGACCGACCCAAAAGAAGAAGCGTGAACGTATGAAATCTCATCATATCGTTAAGATCCTCAGTCCCTTTTGAAGGATCAGCAATAAATCGAATCACATCAAGTTCTGTTGCTGTATCCCCAATTCTAATCGGAGTAGCTTTGAAAAGGAAAAAAAGGTATGAATCAATCACAGGACGTACATAATTATAAAAATACGCTCTTTGCTTCCTGTTCTCGTAATCTGTAGATTTCTCTCTGTCGTGTGTAAAAAGATAGTCCTGTTCAATATAATCTTTACCGCCACGATAAGAATTACGATGAAAAACATCGTCGGAAGGAATAAGAAGTGAATGCCGACGCATAATAATATCAGAGCCAACTTTATAAGGCCAGTAGTCTCCGTTTATTTCTATAATCCGTTGCTCCTGCGTAGTATTCGTATGAACAATAGCATCACTAAAAGAGAAGCAATTTAATGGCAAAGTCAATCTCATCATTCATCCCTTATATATAATATACATTTAGACTGCAAATAGCTTGTCATTCAAACTCCATGACAAAACCTTCTTTTGTCTCCATGCAAAGAAAAAGAGCATCAACAACTGCATCCCACACATCTTTACTGTTATACATTCCGCCAGAAGAAAGATGGTCAATTCGTTTATTGTTGACAACCTGAAGCTCTGTAGCCTCACCAATGAACACTTCATCGCATTGCCCATAAATCAACCGGCCAGTTAGCAACAATTCTTTAAGAGTTCTACAACAGGCAAGCGATTCTCGATATGTCACAATCTGAACATTGAATCCTTGCTTCTCAAGAATCAACTTAGTACGATGACTCTGATACTGGTCAAAACCAACACCTGCAATATCGAAATGCCGGTCTCTCAGCATTTTAATGAGAAGCTCAATATATTCATAGTCTGCTTCAACATCTTTTGTGACTCTTATTTGCTTAGTAAATACTATTTCATAAGCATCTGGCAAAAACGGATTCCTACACACCAGGGCTATCCCAATAGAATCCGTATTAATTGATAAGTCCGCTGCAAAAAAATACCTTGCGCCCGGATATGGAACTATCTGATGCCCAGGCTTATCGGATATTGACAAATCGTCTTCAATAGGACAAACACGACTCTGAACCGCCCTCGTATAAACTGCAGCAGGATTCTTAAAAAATGGATTGATTGTAAACACGGGAACGCAAGCAAAATCCCGAAGTGCAACCGCTCTTTGCTCAGGATCATCAAAATCCGTCATAAAATCACTAAGATCTTCCTTCTCAGAAACAAGCCAAGTAGGAGCAATAGCCGCGAATGCATTACCAGTCTCTGCAGCCTGAATTGACAAACTTTCAAGAAACTTCTTGATGCTATCGGCATTATCCATGTCGATTTTAGACTGAGCATCAAGATAAGCATCAAACTTAGTCTTAGACAATTTCTATCTCCGTTCCTATCTTGAGAACAGCTTGGGCTTTCCTCATTAAAAAGCTATAACGTTCCTTTGCTGAACTAATGCAAACCAACTTATAATGCTGTGGAAACCGAGTCTTAAGTGAACCACGAAGCGCATTATACAATTGAGCAGCCTGGGAACGATGACTGGAATCAACCATAAACTCGACCTCATCCATCACGCCGACAAACGTCATATAGCCAAGCCAAGCCGCCGCATTACCGTGACCAGCGTATAATGTAATACCGCTCGCAAATTTAATAGAGTCTTTGAATGCTTCAAAATTTCCAGCAAAAAACGGCGAATGCTGTACCATATGCAAACAACCTTCAAAAATAACATCCCTGGCCTGGTCACGAGAAGTTGAAACATTGACACACGCCGGTTTAGCTGTATGCATCAACTTAAAATACTCATAAGGATCACGAAAGCAAGACCATTGATAAATACCGTAAAGCAAACAAATCTGGGCAAGAGTTGACTTACCGCTACCCTTACCAAGCACCAAATACACTTCACGAATATGCGGCTGGTCAATATACTCAATAAAAAATTGAATTTTCTTAAATAAATCATTGCCAAGGCCAAGAAACTTATCAGAGCAAGCAAATTCCAACATAGAAACCGGATGCATCAAATAGGCCCTATCCGAATTTACTTGTTGCAATGTTAATGTTTCATCAATAGCCTCATTGACTATTTGGTCAAAAAGGTCATCAACGCTCGTAACTTTTCTTGATATTCTTTGAGATTTCAAAAATTAAAAACCCCTACATCAAAAACTCATCTTTAATCACAACAACCCTTACATCATTATGAACCCAATTAACTAACAAATTCACCATTAGCTCTCATATCCTGCACAACATCAGCCACTACCTTGCGAATCCCACGCAACGCCTTCCCAGCACTCGAAGCCAACCAACTTAAACTTGAAAATTCCGAACACAACCCAATGAACTGCCCTTCCTCTTCAGACCAAATCACTCTATACTCATAATGATTAATTACTGATAAAACTTTCACCTTACAACCCACGAATCACTTCGCCAAACCATCTCCATTCTTCATCAATTAAAGTCGCCTTCCGAACTGTCCTTTTGTTTAACATCAACCTTCTTTGTTCCTGATGGGCTACGCAATGCAAGCATTTCATCAACATTACCTTCTACTGGCCTTACTGTAAATGAATTCCCGACTGTCTTAGCCCGTTCTTTTAGCTCCTGTAACATCAACCGCCTTACAGACTCCTCCCCAACATACTTCTGAATCAAGTCAACCATAATGCCTACAAGATTTCGGAACTTACTACGCATAGCAACAATGAAAGGATCACTCCAAGCGGTATTTAAGAGCCCACCTGCTTCAATTTTCTGGAGCTTCTCCGCAATAGAAAAGAACTGAACCAAAGCGTCTAACCTATCCTTACCATGAGTTTGTGTATTATGGAGCTCTGCAATAGCAAGTTTTGCAAGAGCAAATTCTGCCGTTAAATCACGAAGTGTCCCACCGTTCTGAAGCAATGTATCCAGAGTTGTATCCGAAACTTTCGAAGCTACAATGTTATAAATAGAGTCATAACGACTTGGGGCATGAACGCGACAATACTGCTCATTAGACATTGCTTTATTCTTACAACGAGTACGAAGCTCATGACATTTCCCGCACACTTCTGTGTTTTCCTCAAACGGAGCACCGCACTTTTCGCATGTATTACGAAAAGCTAAACACTGGTTTG